AGGCGACAGTCTGAAATTTTAGGAGGAACAGCGATGAATAAACAAGAATTGATTGAAGAATTAGAATGCATAGAAGTTTCTACAGACAGCCTTGATTATTTGAAAGGTGCTGACTATGCCAACGAAAGAGCAATTAATTTAACAAAACAACTAGATGAACCGATAAAAGTTGTTGTTCCGAAGTTTGTTGCGGAATGGCTTGATAAACATAAATATTCCACTGATATAATTGATCTCTTTTTAAGCGTTGAGTACGCAACTGATTCAGATGGGTTTGTTGCTGAAAAATGGGATTACAGCGGAAAATTTTATGATTGGTTGAGTAATAGTGCAGATATACAGTTTACGTTGTGCGACGCTATGAGGTATGGCTACGAAGTCGAGAAAGAGCCAACCATTCACGAGCTTAAAATTTTACCAGAATACTTTGAAGCAGTTGTTTCAGGTAACAAACGTTTTGAAATCCGTAAAAATGACCGTAACTATCAAAAAGGTGATATCTTACGCTTAAACGAATATCAAGACGGACAATATACAGGTGATGTCCATGTTGCAGAAATAACATACATTACAGATTATGCCCAACAAGATGGCTATGTAGTGCTGGGGATTAAGTGAGGAGGATCAATAGATGAAACGCAACTGGAAAAGTGTAATAAATAAAGTTAGTGGCATTGCAATAATGATTCTTGTAGCAAAAGCAGCCGTGAGCTATTTCGTGTATAGCAATGACATAACAAGCAGTGACCTCGTTTATTTCCTTTCATGCTCGTTTATTTTGGGGTTAGGGCTATATTTAGGAGGTTCAAGTGTATGAGTTATCCAGAAGTTTATATTTTAGGCCGACATGTCGATGGCGTTTATGTTGAATACCTGAGAAGAACCTTTTACACATTATCAGATGCTAAACGTAATGCAGATTTTTATAACAAACACTACAATGGCGAATGGAAAATTTTAAAATACGGTAGACCGATAACGGTCGAATTAAACAATAAAAAAGCCAACCGACCACTGGTTGACTAAAAGCATATTAGTGATGAATATTCTACCAGATAAATAGCCAGTCGTTTTCCGCCGACTGGCTGAGAAGTGAATAACTATTGGAATATTATTCTTAATATAATTAATATCATAAGTAATGGTTAAATAGCAAAGAATAAGCTTTCATTTGTATATTTGCATAAATTAAAGGAGTTACTCAGTTTCCGCTAAGTAACTCCTAATGATGGTATGTTTCACATAAAATATTATACCATATAGGAGGAGTCAAGGCTATGACGTTGGTACCAGAAATAGATTACAAAAAAACAAAAGATAAAGTTCGTAGATTATTAAAAAATTGTCGAAGCCTACAACGAATGAGTGGTGTTAAAGTACATTTGCAATCTCCTATATTATCTGATATGCCACGACACCATAGTAACAGAAATAACGCTGAGGAAAGTATGGTTCATTTATTTAGAGACACGTCTAAATTATCAATAGAGGCAGCTAGACAACGTAGAGAGCAAGTCAGAGCGATAGAGCATACGTTAAAATCTTTGCCTGATGTCTCAAGAGAAATATTATACTATTCCTACTGTGTACCGAATCCATATAGCATGGCTAAGCTGAGCAGAACAATAAAAGTATATCGTGAAAACGAGTTTGGCCAAGTAGAAGAAATAAGCTATAGCATTAAAAATATTGAGAAGCTAAAAGACAATGCATTAATTGAATTTGCGGAAGCATATCATTACGAAAATTTGATAGTTCAAAAAAATTAGGGTTTTTTTAGGGATTATTTAGGGTTTTTAACTCGAAATCCGGTGTATTATGGTAGTATCGAAAGTCAAAGAAATGGACACATTACACAACACTTTCTGGTTTAGTCTACCGTTTGCTTTGCCTTTCGATAGTCACTTGCAGACTTACGTTCTCAATAAAATGAAGTGAGGTGAATAACCTCCTCTTTTTTCTACAAGTTTGCAAGGGACACTTTAATGGAATATAGCTCAGTTGGTAGAGCATACGACTGTTAATCGTAGGGTCATGAGTTCGAGTCTCGTTATTCCAGTAAGTAGCTATGCTACTTAAATAAAAAAATCGTCAATAAGTCAAATGTAACTACCTTTACGATTGAACGACGGTTAAGATTTTCCCTCCTATCATAGGCTGCACTTTCACTGTGCAGCCTTTTTGTATACATAATTTTAAAGGAGTAAAACAATGCATATTAAAAAAATGAAATTATCAGATTTAAAAACAGCAGAATATAATCCAAGAGTTGACTTGAAGCCAGGGATGCAAGAATACGAGAAGCTAAAACAATCCATCTTAGAATTTGGTTTTGTTGATCCGCCTATTTACAATATTCAAACAGGTAACCTAGTTGGTGGGCATCAGCGTGTCGCTGTCGCCAGAGAACTAGGCTTGTTTAATGAAATAGAGGTATCTGTTGTAAATTTACCTCTCAATAAAGAAAAAGCGCTCAACGTTGCGCTCAATAAGATTTCTGGTCAGTGGGATGAAGAAAAACTTTATTTTTTATTAAACGAATTAGATGATGAAGCTGTTAGTTTGACTGGTTTTGACACTGAGGAAGTAGATAGTTTGCTTGATTCTTTCAATTATGAAGAAGATATTGAGAAGTCGATTATTGAAGATGATTTTCAAGTTAATAAGTTTATAGAAAATCATCCTGAAGCTAAAACTAAAATGGGCCAATTATGGAAACTAGGGAATCATTATCTATTGTGTGGTGACGCTACAAAAGCTGCGGATGTTGAAAAGTTGTTACAAGGGAAAAAAGCAAATCTAGTTGTGACTGATCCACCTTACAACGTAGCTGTGAAATCTGAAAATAAAGAATTAAACGAATCCGGCCGGGAAAAAATTATGAACGATGATATGAGTGATGAAGAATTCAATCAATTTTTAACGGCAGTATTCAATAATTATGCAAACGCTATGGAAAATGATTCGGCAATTTATGTATTTCATGGCTCGTCTTATCAACGTGAATTTGAAAATAGCATGAATGCTGCTGGTATAGTTGTCCGTTCACAATGTATATGGGTAAAAAATAATGCTACGTTTGGTTGGAGCCAGTACAGATGGCAACATGAACCAGTTTTTTATGCCCACAAGAAGAAGCAGGCACCTTCATGGTACGGAGACAGAAAGCAAACTACAATTTGGCAAGATGATCTGATGGAAGATTTGCCAGCAACGATTTGGAAAGTACCTAGAGATGATGTATCAACTTATTATCACCCTACACAAAAACCGTTATCACTTATTGCAATACCAGTTCGAAACAGTTCAAAAAGACAAGATATTGTTTTAGATCTTTTTGGTGGATCAGGCAGCACATTAATGACCTGTAATCAGTTAGACCGTAGATGTTACACACTTGAATTAGATCCGTTATTCTGTGATGTAATTATTGAACGTTTTGAAAAATCTACAGGTATTGCTGCAGAACTTATTGATAAGTAAAAAAGAGACAAGTGCGCTAACACTTGCCTCAATTCAACGAGATACGAATACCCCGAAGACACAGAGAATTCCCACGCGTGGATTTTCGACACCCTCCGTGTCTTTTAGCATTATATAATAGTGCGAGGTATTCTACAATGGAAACATTTGATTATGAAGTTCAGCAAGCTTTAGAAAAGCAAAAGATTGCGGAAGAAAACAACAAGATTATCAGGGCTGCAAAGGCTCAATGGATAAGTAACTTTAAAGCAGGTCAGATCAAATTGAATACAGTTAAGGACCTCAAAGATTTAATTGAGATTGAAAGTCATCTTAGGGAGCTTTAAAGATGTTAGTCTTATCATTGCAATATACTTGTTCCTATATAATAATATTAGTAAATATTATTAGGAGAGATGAACATGTTAAAAAATATTTCTATTGAAGAACTAATTAAAAATTTTTTGCCTGTAGGTGCTTTTTTTGTGAGTGTAATTTCTTTAATTATGGCTAAAAAAGCGAATGAGCGTCAATTGAAAACAGAGATGGAAATATCAAATATTGAACATTGGGAGAAACAAAAATCAAAAATTATAGATCTTAAAAGTGAATATATCGCTAATTTAAAATCAATTGAAATTTGTAGTAGTAATAATTTATTAGAGCAAAAAAGTTTATACGGAAATTCCGTTGGAGTAACAGTCTCGAATAAAAAGGAAAGTATAGATCAATATAAAGCTCTTAAGGCAGGTAACTTAAAAGAAATTAAAACAATTAAAGATTTAGTTGAAGAGAAGAAAATTGCTAATGTAAGAATAATAGAAGAATTGTTACCAATACTAAAAAAATAGTGAAATTGCTAATGAATTAGAAAGAACGCAAAAAGAAATAGATAGAAATGTAGATCAAATTATTTATTATAACTCTAACGATGAATTTTTAAAAAATTACTTGGATGGTACAAAAAAATTAGATGCATCAATAAATAAGTTCAGTAGAATTATTGATAGTTACGTTAGGTCAGAACCGAACTTTGATGAAAAATAGGAAAACAAAACTCAACTATCAGCATGAAAAGCGAGGTGGTGTTAATGGATGGCTAGAAAAAGAGATCCACGTCGTGACCAGGCTAAAGAAATTTGGTTAAAGTCAAACGGCAAAAAGGTTCTTAAAGAATTAGCTAATGAACTAAATGTTTCGGATTCTCAAATAAGGAAATGGAAATCTATAGATAAATGGGCTGATGAATTAAAAGGTAATGTTACCAATTCAAAAAGTAACGTTACCAATAAAGGTGGAGCGCCGCCTGGGAACAAAAATGCTATAGGTAACAAAGGAAATAAAACTGCCTCACCGCCAAAAAGAAATAAGAATGCGGTAAAAACAGGCGAATACGAAACAATATTTGCCGATATGTTATCTGACGAAGAAAAGGACATCTATTCTACAATGAATGATGATCCTTTTTTTATTTTGGAGGAAGAAATAAGAATCCTAAAAATTCGTCAATATAGAATGCTTAAACGCATCAAAGATGCAGAGGTTGGCTTAAACGATGAAGAAGTTGAACGTTTGCAACAGCTTCGGAAAGTCAAAGAGCCATCGGTGATTGATGGAAAAATGGTCACTGTCAAGAGAGAAGTTTTAAAAGATGTGCAAGTAACTCGTAAAACATTTAGAAAACTAGATGACATTTTGGCTATTGAGGAAGCATTGACAAGAATTAGCAATCAGTTAACAAAGGCTATTAAGCAACAAAATGCTTTGCTAGCAAATGATGCCAAATTACAACTATTGAAGGTTCAAACTGAAAAAGTTAAAGCTAGTTTAGATGCTACAAATGGAGACATGGATATGCCAGTTTTCATCGATGATATATCAGGTGATGAATATGAGTAAAAAATTATCTGAATTTCTTCCTAAAGCATTTCATACTACTTGGAGGGTAGCATTAAACTCAAATATATTACATGTTGTTGAAAAAGGTGGCCGTGGGTCAGGTAAATCATCTGGCATAGCACATATAATCGTTCAATTGATTATGAGATATCCTGTAAATGCTGTGGCCATTAGATTTGTTGATAATACGATTGAATTATCTATTTTTGAACAGATTAAGTGGGCTATTGAAGAACAAGGTGTGTCTAAGTATTTTAAAGTAAATAAAAGTCCAATGAAAATCACTTATAAGCCTAGGGGTAATTATATTGTTTTTCGTGGCGCACAGAACCCAGAAAGGATTAAGTCCTTAAAGGATTCAAGATTTCCATTTGCTATAGCTTGGATTGAGGAATTAGCCGAGTTTAAAACAGAAGATGATGTAAAAACCATTACCAATTCACTTTTACGTGGTGAATTAGCAGATGGTCTTTTTTATAAATTCTTTTATTCGTACAATCCTCCTAAGCGACGACAATCATGGGTTAATAAGAAATATGAATCTAGCTTCCAACCTGAGAATACTTTCGTTCATCATTCAACATATAAGGATAATCCATTCATAGCTCAAGCATTTATTGAAGAAGTTAATGCCACGAGAGCTAAGAATCCGAAACGTGCTGAATGGGAGTATGACGGCAAAGCTATTGGTTCAGGAGTTGTTCCGTTTGATAATTTACGAGTAATAAAAGGCTGTATAACTGATGAAATGGTAGCTAACTTTGATAATATCAGAAACGGTCTTGACTTCGGTTATGCTACTGATCCATTAGCATTTGTTAGATGGCATTATGATAAAAAGAAAAATGGAATCTATGCTATTGATGAGATATACGGTGTTAAAATTAGCAATCGGGAATTAGCTAAAAAACTACATGAAAAGGGCTATCAAAATGATGAAATTTTTTCTGATTCTGCTGAGCCAAAAAGTAATGCAGAGTTAGTAAATGAGCATGGTATCAATCATATAAAAGGTGTTAAAAAAGGCCCAGATTCGGTTGAATATGGTGAACAATGGCTAGATGACTTAGATTTTATTTGTATCGATCCATTGAGGACTCCAAATATAGCTAAGGAATTTGAAAACATTGATTATCAGACTGATAGAGATGGTAATCCTAAACCGAGACTAGAAGATAAAGACAATCATACTATTGATGCCACACGTTACGGATTTAACGAAGACATGTGGGCGAAGAAAAAAACTAAAATTAGTAAAAATCAAAGAAACAAAATAAAAAGAATGTTTTAAAAAAAGGAGTGTGAAGTATGGAAAATGAAGAAATCCAAAAAGTTAATGAATTTGAACATGGATCGGACATCAGCTATTCAAGTGATGTGAATGAAAATTTTGTTAGCTTTGGCGTAGAATCAAATATTCACTATAGATATAGTTCTGCAGAAGAATTGTTGGATAATACTGATGTTTTAGCAAAAATGATTGCGCACCATAATGAACACCAGGTTCCACGTCTACAGGTTTTGGATGATTATTATAAAGCGAAGAATACAAACATCATCAAAAATCGTCGCCGTAAGGAAAAAGAAAAAGCAGACCATAGAGCTGCTCATAATTTTGGAAAAGTTCTTGCAACGTTTGATGTTGGATACAATACAGGCAATCCATTAAAAGTCCAAATTAATAATAAAGCTAGTCAAGAGACCATTGATAATTTCAATCAAGATAATGACATTGACGGATTGAATGGAGAATTGTGGTTAGATATGGATAAATACGGCCGAGCTTATGAAATCATATATCGAGATGAAGATGACGTTGACTATGTTGATCTATGCAATGTTTTTGAAACGTTTGTTGTTTATGATACAACGGTCAAGCGTAGACCAATACTTGCTGTTCGTTATCCTAAAACTAAATTTACTATAGATGCAGACAAACAGTATATTCAACCGATAATTTACACAAAAGACAAAATCATTACTTACGCTGAAACGACTCTTGCTACGATTAAACTAAGTGATCCAAAAGAGGATTCTCATGATTACAAAGAAGTTCAGATAACTGAGTTTTCTCCTAATCGTTTTAGAATGGGATTGTATGAAGATATTTTATCTCAAATCGATTTGTATGATGCTGGACAGTCTGACACTGCTAATTACATGACGGACTTAAACGATGCGCTATTAGTGATTAGCGGAGACATTGAAGCAGCGGGTCTATCAACCGAAGATGCTATTAAGCAAAAAGAAGCGAACATTCTTTTACTTGAATCTGGCACAGATATCAATGGTAACAAGACCTCAGTGAATGCTAGCTACATCTATAAACAATACGATGTAAACGGCGTTGAAGCCTACAAAGAACGAGTGAGAAAAGGAATACATGAAATATCTATGATTCCAGATTTAACAGATACAAATTTTTCTGGTGTTCAATCAGGAGAAGCAATGAAGTATAAAATGTTTGGTTTCAATCAAATGACGGCAGTAAAGCAAAGACTATTTAAAAAAAGTCTTGTGCGGCGCTATCGTCTTTTATTTAATCTGAAATCAAGTGTTTCTGAGATTGATAACTCCGATTTAAAAGGATTGCGAATTATCTTTACTCCTAATCTTCCGAAAGCAATTCTAGAAGAATTAAAAACATTGATTGACTCTGGAGCTGAGTTAAGCCAAGAAACAATTTTAGGTCTAGCTTCGTTTGTTGATGATGTTCAAGCTGAATTAGAACGTGTAAAAAATGAAAATAAACCATTAGATATTACTGATGAAGAAGTAGCCAAAACGAAAGTGAATCAGGCAAAATTTTTAGCTAAACAATCGGAAAAGGAAACCGAGGAGGAATGATTGAATGTCCTACTTGAAAAATCGTGAAGAATCTTGGATCAAAGAACAGATGAAGCTAGATCGCAATAGAGAAAAAGAAATTGTTCAACAGCTTCAAAATGCTATTGATGCGATTCAAACCGAAATTGAAGCTAACTGGGATAGATTTTCCAATGGCCAAAAGATTACGATTAGCGAAGCAAGAAAAATGGCTAATAAGATGGACGTAAAACGCTTTGAGAGAAAAGCAAAGGAGTATGTAAAAAATAAAGACTTTAGTCCACAGGCCAATAAAGAATTGAAAATCTATAACTTAGTAATGCGAGTGTCTAGATTAGAGCTATTAAAGTCTCAAATTGGCTTAGAACTAATCACGTTGTTTGATGAGCTAGATAAGTGGGGATATTCTCAGTTATCTGAAGCAGCAAAAGATGAGTATTTAAGACAGGCGGGAATACTAGGCGAAACCGTTAAAGAAAATTATTCGTCTAAGGTTAGAAAAATTGTTAATGCATCATTCAAATCAAGTGAATTCCCTTCGTTTAGTGATAACATTTGGCAAAATTTTGTTGAAATGAAAGCTGATTTAGAAAAAATAATCACTCAGGCAATCACTCAAGGTAAAAATCCAAGAGCAGTAGCAAAAGAGATGGCAAAATTTTTAAAGCCTAACCAATTAAATATAAGATACAAGCTAAATAGGCTAATGATGACTGAAATATCTGGTGTTCAAACAGATATTCAAAAGCAAAGTTACTTGGATGCAGATATCGAAGAATATGATTACATTGCAGAACCGTTTGCTTGTGAAATATGTAAAAAAGTAGCTAAGGGTAGTCCTTATAAAGTACTAAAGATGAAAAAAGGAATTAATTCTCCTTATATGCATCCTCATTGTAAGTGCTCTACTGTCCCTAAAGTTAGTGAGGATTATGAGAAGTCGCTGAAAGAAAGAGGTTTGTAAATGGATAATCTATATAAATGCAATCAATGTCATAAACACACTCCTTTAATTAGAAAATCTGAAAATATCATGAAGGATATCGAACACCATTATGCTGAATGTGCAAATTGTGGATATAAAGCGACAATTATGTATATGAATACCGAAATCAAGTTATTAATGTATGAACAAAGCAAAACAAAATTTGGTACAAAAAAGAAAGGTAAATTGACAGAAAAGCTAAACAGATTAATTTCTGAATTAAGAAAAGAAGTCGAAGAATCACTTTAAAATTATGACAGAAAGGTGTGATTCTATGAATGACGATCCTTATGATTATTTAGATGCTGATTATGAAGAATATTTAAGAAAAGAGGGTAAAATGATGGATTCACAAGAATTTATTGATAAATGTAAAGAAATTGTTTCAAATTATGCAAACAAACACTTGGATAAATCAGATCAAAAAGAAATTACAAAAAAAGATGTTTTTGTAGTTTGGAGTTGTAAAACATTGCAGAATAACAAAGCTCTATTAAGCACTACTTTACTTGATGGTATGTATTATGAATTAACATTAAACGGCGACAAGCAAGAGATTTATTTTGATGCATACAAAAAATGGGAAAATAAGGCAATTAAAGTCTAACAAACGTTAGGCTTTTTATATTGCCTTCTTACTGCTTACAGGCACTAAAGAGAAAGCTGTTTCGATTGATAGGCGTAACTTATCAAATATATCGGGTAGCGGCGTAACCGTGGAGGATAATCATGAAAACAAAAAAACTATTATTGCCAATGCATTTACAATTCTTTGCTGATAATCCAGATACTGGTACTGGAGGTACGGACCAACCGGCCGGAGGTCAAGAGCAAACACCGCCAGGAGATAGCGGCAAAGATAAAGGTAATGAAAAAACGTTTTCTCGTGGTGAAGTAGCAAAAATGATCGCTGCTGAAGTATCAAAAACAAAAGAAGCTTGGGAAAAAGAGCAACAAGAAAAACAAGCAGAAGCAGAAAAACTGGCAAAAATGAATGCTCAGGAAAAAGCTGAACATGAAAAGAAACAGCTAGAAGCAAAAATTGCGGAATTGGAACGTAGTCAAGCATTAGTTTCCATGTCAAAGGAAGCTTCTAAAATGCTTTCAGAGGCTAGTTTGCCGCATGACGATGATTTGCTAGGATTGATTGTTTCAGATGATGCAGAAGCTACAAAAAAAGCTGTCGCTATTGTTACGAACTATGTATCAATGATTAAGAAAGAAAATGCTCGCCAAAAAACACCAGGTGAGGGTGGACAATTTTCAACTGATAAAAAAGAAACCGAATCAGTTGCAGCTCTTGCAGCAAGTAAACGAATTGTAAAATAGGAGGAAATATAAATGAAGAAAAAACAATTAATGAAAATGGATATTCAAATGTTTGCTCAAACATGGAATCCAGACAACGTCACTGTATTAGAGAAAAAAGATGGAACAATTCCAGATAAGTACAACACTTTAATTTTAAAAGATGTGATGGAAAATTCTAAGTTAATGCAGTTGGCTAAATATGAAGAAATGGACGGCAAAGAAAAGAAATTCGAATACTTTGCAGAAGGTCCTGGGGCGTACTGGGTTGGTGAAGGCGAAAAGATTAAAACGTCTAAACCTAAATGGTTAAACGTAACGATGACTGCGAAAAAAATTGGTGTTATTATCCCAGTTTCTCGGGAATATTTAACTTATAAGATGTCTGATTTCTTTACTCAAATGCAACCAAAAATCGCAGAAGCATTTTATAAGAAAATTGATGCGGCTACTATCCTTGATAAAGAAAATCCATTCTCTCAATCTATTGAAAAATCTGTCATTGCAGCTAGTAATGTAATTGAGGGCGACTTGACATATGACAACATTTTAGCATTAGAGGATTTGCTTGGAGAAGGTGAATACGATCCGAATGCTTTCATTTCTAATCGTAAGAATCGTACAGTGCTACGTGAAGCAAGTAAAAAAATTGGTGACACAACTCAATTTATTTATGATCGTGTCAGCAATACTATTGATGGACTACCTGTAGCAGATCTAAAATCTATGGATAAGGGAAACCTTTATACTGGTGATTTTGATTACTTGCGCTATGGTATCCCATTTAACATTAATTTCAAAATTTCAGAAGAAGCTCAATTATCTACTTTAACGAATGAAGACGGTACGCCTGTCAACTTGTACGAACAAGAATTGGTTGCTTTACGAGCTACAATGGATATTGGTTTCATGGTCATCAAAGATGAAGCATTTGCTAAGATTCAACCAAAAGCTGCGGGGGAGTAACTAGCCCTGTTGTCGGAAAAGTAACACCGACAACAAATGGGGCGACAATCGAACTAACTTAGGTGGTGTTTTGATGTCAGAGATAGCAAATGATGTAAAAAAATTATTAAATGGCAGTCTTGATGAAAAATTAGAAATCATTGAAAGACGTACAAAAGATCGGCTTCAAAATATATTGAATGTCATTGAGTTACCAAAAAGTTTTGATTCAGTTGTATATGAAGTCACTTTAAAACGATTTAATCGTATTGGCCAAGAAGGAATGCAATCTTATTCTCAAGAAGGTTTATCTATGGCATTTCCAGACTCTGATTTTTCTGAATATCAAGATGAGATTGAAGAGTATAAGAATAAGGAAATAGAAGAACTTTATAAGCCTAAACGTGGGAGGTTTACATTTTCATGAGATATTTAGATGAAATTACCTTTGTAAAAAAATCTTCAGAATCGCATTATGATCCAAATTCAGGTGAATGGATTGAAGAAGAACCGTTTAGAAAAACTGCTGATGTCAATGTAACTGATATTGGTACAAATCGTTCTATTACTATTTTCGGAAGCATTAAAGAAGGGGCTAAGGTCATTAGGACACAGCCCCTTTTCGTTATTCCAGAATTTGATTACATTGAGTTTGAGGGTAAAACTTGGGAAGTTATTACAAGTAGAGTTCCTGCATTAAGAAATAGCTTGATTATTCAGGAAGTGACTATTGATGGCAAGAAGTCAAGTAAGAATTAATGGATTAGCTGGAATTTCTAAAAAACTAAAGAGAAATGCTCAACTTGATGATGTGAAAAAAGTTGTTAGAAATAACACAGCAGAATTAACCGCCAATATGCAAGCTGAAGCCGGAAAAGTGTTAACTGGACACTGGGAAGGTAAAAAGTTTGTTAAACCAACTGGGGCAACAAAAAGAAGTATCGTTATGAGGCTTTCGAACAATGGTTTTTCTGGGCATACAGGACCAGGAACGGAATACGCACCGTATTTAATAAACGGTACGAGATTTATGGTGAAACGTGATTTCTTTTTACCACCGCTGAAACAACAAAAAGTGAAATTTAGAACGGACTTGGAAAGGTTGATGAAATGATTAAAACAAGAGATCAATCAATCTTCGATGAAGTGTATAAGAAGTGTCAATCACTGGGTTATGAAACCTACGATTATAAACCTATGAATGATGTAGGTTATCCATTTGTCGAATTAGAAGATACTCAGACACTGCACCAAGCCAACAAAACTGATATTAAAGGTTCGGTTACATTGAATCTATCTGTATGGGGATTGGCAAAAAAACGTAAACAAATATCGGATATGGCTTCAGCAATTTTTGCTGAGGCTCTATCTATTTCTGAAACGGAAGGTTATTATTGGTCGCTCAATATCCAATCAAGCGGTATTCGGTTAGTAGATGACATTTCGACTAACACACCATTGAAGCGGGCAATGATATCTTTAGAATTCAAAATACTATAGAGAGAAGGAATATAAATGGCTAATGAAGCAAAAGTAGCGGCTAAAGGTATTGATATTATTTTACTTTTCCGTTTGTTAAAAAAATCAAAAGAGGAAGCAGCATGGAAATTAGCTTTCCAGACAGAACATGAAAATACAAAAACAAAAGATAGTGACTCTGTGGCCACTAAAGATGGTCCGATTCGCATCCCAGGATCATTGGAAATTGATTTTTCGGCAACATCTATTTTATCAGTCGGTGATCCGTATGTTGACCAGCTAGAAGAAGCTTTAGACAATGACGATATTATTGAAATCTGGGAAATCAACAAAGCAGAAAAAGGCACAGGAGATAATGCTGACAAATACAAGGCAACCTATTACCAAGGATACGTAACATCATTTGGTAAATCGCCTAATGCTGAAGACACCGTAGAAGTTTCATTAGAATTTGGTATCAATGGTAAAGGTGCAAAAGGATTTGCAACATTAACTGCTGATCAAGAAGAAGTAGTTCAATATGTCTTCAAAGATACGACTATTGAAACAGATGATCCGGGAAAGTAGATAGCCCTGTTGTGGGTAATGTAACTCCTACAGTCGATGGGGCATCTATTGAATTAAGCTAAGAAAGGAAAATTAATATAATGGATACTTTTAAAATTTATAAAGGCCAAACCGAAGTTGTTTCCGGCACATCACCTTTAACTATAACAGGAATGGAACCTGACACCTCAGTGCCGGCTGGTGAGTACCAAGTAACTCGTGTTGTTAATGGGAAAGAATCAGAGCGAGTAGATATTCCAGCTTTTAAAACATTGTCTATTGCTGTAACTGGCTTAGAGTTTTCTCCTAAAACATCAACAGCAGATGCGGGTACTGCAGGTAGCCGACAAATCACAGCAACTGTCTTGCCTGAAAATGCAACCAACAAAAAAGTAACCTATAAGATTACGCCTGAAACAGAAGGTCTTGCTGTCTCTGAAACAGGAAATATTACTTGGACAGAAGCGGTACCGGCTGGTGTTTATACCACAACAGGAACAACAGAGGATGGTAAAAAAACAGCTCAACACACCTTAACATTGAATAATCAAGCTTAAAATAAAATTTAGAGGGCAGCTTAGCGGCTGTCCTTTTCTTATGGAGGAAAAGACATGCAAATCGAAATTAAAGGGAAAAAATATAACTGTATTTTTGGAGTCAAGTTTATTCGTGAATTGGATAAGCAGCATGGGGTAGTTCGTAATGATGTGAATCTTGGTATGGGACTAACAACATTATTACCGCAGCTAGTAAGTGGAAATATCGTTGTTCTATCTGATGTACTTTACACAGCTACCATTACGGAAAAAAGTAGACCTTCTAAGGATGAAGTAGATGAGTTTGTTGAAACTGTTGATGATATTGAGGCGTTATTTGATGAAACGTTGAAAAACTTAGAAGAAAGCAATGCGGGAAAGTTAACGGTCAGAAATTTCAAGAAAGCTCTGATGGAGAACAAGTAAGAGAGGAACTAACCTCAGCTGAAGCTTATGAAAATATTCTTATTAATTGTTTTCGTTACCTAGAAATTACTGATTTATCAGAAATCGAACGAATGACTTTGTATGAATATGAAGTTAGGCTATTGGCGTTTCAGTTAAAAAGACTTGACCATGAAAGAGACCTCTATCTTCAATCTTGGCTAAATAACCAAATTAAGGCGACTAAAGGTAAAAAATCTGAACCTTATTATAAGGAATTCAATAAGTTTTTCAATTATGAAGAACGAGAGAAGCTTATTTTGGGTAAATCATTAATTGATGAAAAAGTTGATATAGGAGCAATAGATTTATTAAGAAAAGCAAATAAGTAGGAAAGGAGGAAAATAATGGAATCATATTCAGTCGAAGCAATACTTACTGCCACTGATAGAACGTTTAGTAGCACGATGAGTAGCGCTGAACGTTCTATGGCTGGTGTAAACAAGCAATCTGGTGAGCTAGGGGATGGATTGGATAAAAGCACCACTAAAGGGAATCAATTAGGCAAGTCAATTCTTAGTATTGGAGCAGGTGTGGGTGCCGTAAAATTAGTGTCTACGGCCGTAAATATGGTTAAGGATTCTGTTGAAGGAGCTATTAACCGTTTTGATACGTTGAATAAATATCCTGTAGTTATGAAGGCTCTAGGTTACTCAACAGAAGATGTAGATAGATCAATGACTAAGTTAAGTGATGGAATTGATGGGCTTCCTACATCGTTAGATGAAATCGTATCAAATACGCAACAGTTAGCAATTTCAACTGGTAGCTTGAGTAAAGGAACTGACACAGCTATTGCATTAAATGATGCCTTTCTTGCTTCTGGAGCTTCAACTGCTGATGCAACTCGTGGTATGCAACAATATATTCAAATGCTCGGTAAGGGTGAAGTTGATATGCAGTCTTGGCGAACATTACAAGAAACAATGCCGATTGCGATGGATAAAGTTGCTAAGTCTTTCAAAGAACAAGGTGTAAACTCAGTTAACCAATTATACGATGCCTTAAAAGAAGGAGATATTACATTTAATGAGTTCAATAATCGTTTGATTGAGTTGGACAAAGGCGTAGGTGGTTTTGCGGATTTAGCCAAGAAAAACTCAAAAGGTATCAAGACCTCATGGGCAAATATTAAAACAGCCACCGTTAAAGGTGTAACTACAGTTATTAAATCATTTGATGAATTATCCAAAGCAGTGACAGGAAAAAATATTGCCGAAAATTTGGACTCTTTAAAAAATGTAGTGAATATAACTTTTAAGGCAATTGATGCAGCGATTCAATCAACTATTCCATTGATGAAACTATTCGGAAAAGCAATTACGTCAATAGGTACAGCCTTAACACCATTACTACCAACAATTGCCAGTTTTGCTGCCACCTTTACAGCGTTGAAAGTAATTCAGCAAGTGACAGGCTATATAAAACAATCTGAATTGGCAATCAAAGCTTATACAACCGCAATAAGTTTATACAATGGAATATCAAAACTGGCTACGTTATCTACAACAGCACTCGGAAGAGCATGGATGTTAAACTTAGCAGCCGATAAAGCCAATTCTGCAGCAATAGCAATAAAAACTGGTCTTTTAGTGGCGCAAAATACAATCGTTGGTGTTTTGACGGGAACAATTAGTTTAGCTACAGTAGCTACAACTGTTTTTAGTACCGCTATGAAATTGTTGATGGGCCCTATTGGATGGGTAACAGCTGCAATAGGAGGACTAGTAGCTGTAGGGGTAAACTTGTGGAAATGGTTAAATAAGGAAACTGAATCAACTAAGGCAGTTAAAAAAGAACAAGAAAACCTTATGAAAACTACAGATGACTTGATTAAAAAGAATCAAGAACATACCCAATCACGAAAAGATGAAGCTATTGAATTGGATAATACTAAAGAAAAATTCCAATCTATGATTTCTGAAATGGAAATGCTCTCTGCTAAAGAAAAATTAAGCAACAGCGAGAAAAAACGTATGGTGGAAATTGTTGAGGAATTGAACGGTAAAATGACAGGTTTAAACTTAGTTTATGACGATCAAAAAAATATTTTATCTGAAATGCCTGGAACAATTCAACAACAAGTTGATGCCTATAATGCTTTAGATGAAGCTTCTCAAGCTCAAGAAAACATTAATCAAATGTTAAAAGAACGAAATGATAATGAAGCGAAGCTGATGGAAATTAATGCCGCTAGAGAAAAATGGAATCAGACATTAAAAGAATCTGGCGGGAATACAAAAGAAGCTCGTGAAAATATTGAAAAGTTGGGCGAGCAAGAGCAAGTGTTAAAGGGCGTTCAACAAGAATTGACGAATGAAATTATAAATACAGCTAATGCCCATGAACAATCAATGCAGCGTGCAAGCCAAGCTGTGGAAAATGGTGTGTTAAATCAAACAGTTTCATACAATGCTTTAAGTGGTAAGACGAAAGAAACAATGGATGCAATGCGTTCAGAATATTCATCACTTGAAGAAAAAGTAGGGAGCGCCTTTGATGTTATCCAGCAAAAACAAGCTATTTCAGTTGATCAAATGGCTGAAAATTTACAAAAAAATCAAGAAGCTGTTAGCCAATGGAGCACTAACATTGCTGCGTTAGCACAGCGAGGGGTAGATGAAGGGCTTTTAGAGCAACTACGGAAAATGGGTCCTGAAGGTGCTGCTCAAGCGGCAGAATTAGTTAATTCTTCAGACGAACAATTACAACGCTTGAATGATGTCTATCGTAATACCGGTGAAACTTCCATGAATGCAATGAAAGAAGGTTATCAATTAGGCAAAAATGGTTTGAACGAGGAAATTCAAGCCCTTATACCAACTCAAAAAGAAACTTTGATGACTCAAATTAAGAATACAGACTTTAACAGCGTGGGTCTAAGTGTAACTGATGATTTTAAAGCAGGTATTGAAAATGGTCGTAGATCTGTTGAGGAAATGACAAAAGGAATTGTTCCTAAAGTCGGGGAAGATATGAAAGGTGAAGTACAGAAGGCAGATTTTTCAGGTATTGGTAAATCTATCCCGCAAGGTTTAGAAAAAGGGGTAGAGGCTAACAAACAATTACCTGTAAAAACATCTAATCAAATGATTGATGATGTTGTTTCTGGTGCCAGAAAAGGTTTAGATTCTCACTCTCCTTCTCGTGTATTTCACTCAATTGGTGAAGATGTTGATTCTGGATTATCAAACGGTATCGAACAAAACGCAATGAATCCTGTAAGAGCTGTTGAGTCTATTGTTGATAAAATAATTTCTGCAATGGATAAATTGCCATCAGAAATGAATTCTATCGGAGCAAATGCAATTGATGGATTGACTAATGGTATTAATGCTAATGCTAATAGCGCTTTAGCTGCAGCAAGAGGTGTGGCAGATCAAATTGTAAGTACAATGAAAAGTGCTATGGATATTCATTCTCCCTCACGTGTAATGCGTGATGAAGTAGGTAAAATGATTCCAGCAGGAGTAGCGGTTGGTATTGATAAATATTCAAACTTTGTAGAAAAATCTATGCAACGACTAAGTAAAAAGGTAGCCATGCCAGCGCTGGATAATTTAAATTCAAATCTGTCATTTAGTGGAGGATCACAAAGCTTAGCATTTGCTGGAGAGGTATCTTCAAAATTCACTGTAGAGGTACCTGTTATTTTCGATAGTTCAGAGGTTGCAAGGGTTATTGCTAAACCAATGAGTAAAGAATTACAGAATCAACAAGATAAAAAGAATGTTTCTTTAGGAAGGAGGCGCTAAATGTTATACAACTTTATTGATGTAAATGAACAACAAACAAAAGCCTCTTTGCCTTCGGAAGCCATGAATTTTAATGGTTCCTTTTTAGAAGATTTAGTTCCAGGTTATAGAACATTATCTGTTGTTGGAAGAGAGTTAGCTCCCACTGAAATACAAAGCTACCAGTTGGGAATTCGTGATGGAATGCGACATGTTTATGCTCGTATTCCAGAAAGAGAATTAACGGTTAAATTCAAAGTTGAGGCTAACTCTAACGAAGCTTTTAGGGATTCTTTTAATAGACTAAATGTTGCTTTGTTCACAGAAAAAGATGTACAGATTTGGTTTAATGATGAACCAGAAATGCTTTGGTCAGGTAGCAAGTCAGACATTGATGCAGTTCCTGAAGGATTGAATCGTGTCGTTGGTACATTTACAATCTTGTTGAATAATCCATATAAATATACTCGAAGCGATGCTACTAGTGTTATGTGGGGTTCTACAGAAATAACGTTTCAGGCTAACTATCTTATGGGTAATACTGGATCAGGGGCTGTTGACTTACCTATTGTTATCGAAGGTGGGGCTTATTGGGGTTCTACCATGATTACTTTTCAAAACCGTTCCTATCTAATGGGAGATAATGGTCAAGAAGTGAAGCCGATTGAAATATATCCAACTGTCGAAGGGTTAAAAGTAAAACCGATTATTACTATAAAAGGTACTGGTAGAGGCGTGTGGATAAAAACTAGAAGCGATACTATTGATATTGGTGATTTTGATAAATCAGAAATAGTGATTGATACAGAACAGTTTAATATTACGAAAAATGGGAAGCCAATGATTCGTCCTATGAACGATTTTTATATTTATCCAAATGAGCCACTATACATCCAAGCGAAAGACAGTACTTTTAATCTAACTATTCGATATCCAAATCGTTTCTTATAGGAGGTGTTGCTAAAATATGTTGATGGCAATGGATTTAAAAAGAGAATACACGGCAGTTTTAGATAACGCTTATAATGTTGGATATGAAAAAATTGAAAACCAAATAGGGAATCTAGAATTTTCAATGCCGTTGGATGATCCTAAAAATGAATTTTTGCAAGAAATGTTATGGGTTGAACTAACAGATAATGAAAATGAATATATAGGATTATACCGTGTTATGCCTTCAACGGTTCGCAAAGATGCTAGTAACAATTCAATTACGTATACGGCAAATGAAGCCCTGTGTACTTTGCTAGACACGGTTCTTTTTGGTTATCATGAACTAGTGAATCGAAAAACGATTGATGTTATTAACTATCTTTTGAATAAACAAAGGACAAAACACTGGGTTCTAAAAAAATGTGAATTCACTCGGTATTTTAGTTATGCATGGGAAAATGAAAATGGTCTCGCTGATGCCTTGTTTAGTATTCCTCAAGCATTTGATGAAGACTATATGTGGCAATGGAATACCAAAGTTTATCCATTCGAATTATCTTTAGTGAAGCCACCAAAAGAACCTATTGCTCGTATTCAAGAAGGATATAATATGCAAGGCTTTGAGATTGAAAGAGATCCTAACAATTTAGTTAATCGAGTTTATCCTTTAGGTGCTGGTGAAGGCGTCAATCAGATAAATATTAAATCGGTAAATAAAAATATTCCTTATGTAGAAGATGTAAAGTCTATAAAAGAACATGGTTTAGTTGAATATGTTTGGGTAGACCAACGATTCACAGTTCCACAAGCTTTAAAAGACAATGCAATCAACATGTTAAAAAAATGGGCACAGCCTAAAATTTCTTGGGATGTTACTGCGGCTGATTTATTGAAATTAACAGATGAACCTTTAAGCATTGATAAGTTAAGACAAGGAACTGTAATTATGATTAACACAGATGATTTTGGAAGTATAAATTTGCGTATTAAAAAAGAGACAAAACAGGATGTGTTCGGAGCCCCACAAGATATTCAGCTAGAGCTTGGTAATTTATCTGACGATTTTACTACAACAATGTCTGATTTGAAACGTAAACAGGAAATAAATGAGACATACTCGCAAGGTGCAACGAATATTTTGAACTACAGTTATCAAGATAACTGCGAAAAGGCATACCCAGCAGAAATTGAATTCTTCTTAGATGATGATGTTTTTCATGTAAATACTGTGGAACTGACTTTTAAAACTAAGCGCTATCGTGGTTATACCAAAGCCGTAAAAGGCGGAGGAGCTACAGTAAAAAGTACGTCAGCTGGTGGAGCTTCAACACAAACGAGTTCAGCTGGTGGTGGAAGTGTCGTTTCAAGTTCAGCTGGAGGAGGCTATTCTAGCGGATCCACCACAGGTGGCGGAGGAGGCAGTATTCAATCTAGTTCTGTAAATGGTCAAAGTTCACAAACAAGTTCAGCAGGTGGAGATCATAATCACCTAGTTGCATCTAATAATGGTAGCACTGAATCAAGTGCGTTTTATCGAGAAATGGATGCGGGGTCAGGTATGAGATTTAGACTAATGTCGACTGCATCAACAGATTGGTACACAAAGACGAGCTCAGGTAATCATACTCATAATGTGACTACACCGGCACACTCCCACACAGTGAATACACCTAACCATAGTCACAATTTTAATATTTCTATACCAAACCATACACACAGCATATCGGTTCCTAGCCATAGCCACCAAGTAAGAATACCGGCACATACACACCAAATTACTTTACCTGATCATAGCCATCCATTAGAATGGGGGATTTATGAGGCGCCAAGTAGCGCAACTAGTGTAGATATAGTTGTAGATGGTACCACTATTCCAGTTCATGATACTAGCCAGCAAAGATTAAACATTGTTAATTATCTTAGAAAAACTAGTGGCGGTAAAATCTCTAGAGGTAATCATACAATCAAGATAATACCTAACAAACTTGCACGAATTGAAGCGCAAATTATTTGTCGTGTTTTTATACAATCACAATTAGGAGGACAATTTTAAATGAGATTAACAGTAAAACTAATTAGCAAACAAGAAGAATTTATAATTAATGATGAATCAGGTAAAACGTTAGATGATTATTTTGCAGAACTGATTGATAATAGTTCGCCATTCATCAAGATAGGAAATCGTATTTTACAAAAAGCCACGATTGAATACATTAATGCAGAATAGGAGTGATAAGCATGGCTATCGAGCAAATTAAAGAAACCGACACACTGAATCAAGGTCGAATTAAAATTAATGCGATTTTGGATCAATCAAATGCTTCATCTGAAAAAGTAGATGCGTATCAAGAAGAATTAAAAAACGGCGTTGACGATGCGAAGAAAATAGCTGATACTGCTGGTAAAGAGGCAATCAAAGTTGCTGAAGAAGCAGGGGCTCAAGCAAATGCAACGGCGAACCAAGCGATGGATAATGCTAATACGGCAATTGCGATTGCAGGAAATGCAGTTTCAACGGCAAATAATAATAAACAAGAATTCGATGCTCTAAGAAATGATTTTGACAAGTTGGTCGGTGAAGCAGGTGATAGTAACCCTGAAATCGTACAAGCTAGAACAGATACTCAAGGAGTAACGCAACCGACATTAGCGACTCGATTACTGGTTGATTTTAACGATCGTATGACTAAATCGGAAGGTGTATCATTACTGTCAGGAACAACAAATGTAAAAATTCCTATGGATTTTTCTGGGAAAACGGCAGGTAATACAGCAACTAATGCGCATCAATATTTTACGGATGTAACTGCTAAATCGCTAAAAAAACCAAAAGATATATGGAATGAAGTTTCTCAAGCAGAATACAATAAATTAGTAAGCCGTGATGATTCTGGAGTAAGTAGTGGTTCAACACAAACTGGAGTTATCCCACAACAGTTAGGTTCGTTCAATGCTTTAGAAGCTGCAAAAAAATTAATTCCTCAAATTTTCGAAGGATTAAATCAAGAAGAAGCGGTATCTTTATTAAAAGATAGCTTTGTAGCGTTCACAATTAGCGAACGTGCTAAAGCAACTTCGCCAAACAACAAAACAATTAAAGTTTCTACTTACATTGAGTCAACAGATTCATGGGTAACTCAAATCCAAGAAAGCGCTGGAGAGTATAAAGATATATCAGCGCAAATAACAGACAAAAATTTCATTACTAGCGAAGGGGTTATATATCTAATTAATTATACAGATCCATCGAATGGAGTAACAACAGCTAATTTAGATATAGACTATTCAGCTATTCAATTAGAAATTAGTGTTAATGTTCAAGACGTTTTAGAAAAAAGTGGGTTTGTTAAATCAAAACAATTAAATGATCATGTAGACGATAAAGAAAATCCACATCAAGTGACAGCTGAGCAAGTGGGAGCATATAGCAAGACTGATTCTACTGATCTATTTATTAACAAAACTGAAGCAGAAAATGGATTGTTTGTTGCTAAAAAAACAGTTGTTAACTCGCAAGATTGGGATAAAATTCTAGATGCAGGTATTTACACCGTTTTTGGAGCTTCTGGAGCAAACAGACCTTATTCGGGTGCAGCTTATGGTGCTTTAGTTGTTTATGCTGATAATACATTTGTAAGTCAAACGTATATGTATAAAGGCGAAACATATACCCGTAGTCGTCAAGGTAGTCCAGCAACTTGGACATCATGGAATAAAATGCTTGTGGAAAAAGAACAACCTTTTGAAGCTTGGTATTCACCTGGCACTAATCATGTTGGATTCAAAAATAAGGCAAGATACAACTTAGGACCAGAATTTAGCAACGTAGGGCAACGACTTGGATTACCTATGAAAAGTAATCCCTTAGAATGGAATAGTGGTCGATGGCAAGCAAAAGTGCTTAGAGACTGCAAGTTAAATGTAAGTGGAACTGTTAAATATCAAGTTGGCGGTTCGAGAGGTGTTCTATATGCTTATACTCATATAGATAAGGGACTAGATGAAGGTGTAGGTGACTTAGGTATTGGATCAGCAGTCGGAGCTGTTGGCGGTTTGAATTATCAAAATGTCGCAGCCTTTGACTTAAACGTCACACTAAAAAAAGGCGAGTATTTTGCGTTTCGTTTAGAATTAGCAGCAGATAAGCAACTTGATAATACGCAACTTTCTTCTATGCATATTACAGAATTAGTATAGAGATTGAATTTTAAAATGAAGCCGTTTAGCAAAAAGCTAAGCGGTTTTTATTATTGGAAGGTGGAAAATATGGTGATTATTGATAATCAAGCGTTGATACTAGAATTCAAGAATATGATTTCTAACGGTTTTATTCAGGTGTTTGTCTGGATTGTGTTAGGGGATATCTTAACAGGGTTATGTAAAGGTATTTTCATTAAGGAAGGAAATAGCACAAAAGGATTGCTAGGATTAGTAAAACATTTACTAGTGGTCTGCTTAATAAGCGTTGCCTATCCATACTTGAAAATCATGGGTTTAGAATCGATCGCTACTGGATTTGTCTTATTTTATATAGCAGTGTATGGCATTTCCATTATTGAAAACTTAGGGCAGTTAGGCGTTCCCTTTCCTTCATGGGTTAAGGAACATTTAAGTAAATTAAAAGATGAAAATGATAAAGGTGGTGAACCTAAAGATGGTGCAAGTGATTAATCAATCTGTTTGCAGTGGGATTGCTGGGAGACGTCCTAATGCAACGCCAAAAGGTGTTGTCATTCATAATGATGCCGGAAGTATTTATGCGACCGCTGCACAGTATGTTAATGCCTTGGCTGTAATGTCTCCTACACAACTGGCGAATGGTTTTGCTCATTATTATATTGATCGAAATACAATTGCACGTGTAGAAGATACATTCAATGCAGCATGGCACACAGCGAATCCAGAGGGGAATTTGAACTATGTTGGCTATGAAGTATGTCAATCAATGGGTGCTAGCGAAGCCGATTTTTTAGCTAATGAACAAATGACATTTAAACAAGTTGCTGAAGATATGAAGTTTTGGGGAATGTACCCTAATAGAGATACTGTAAGATTACACAAAGAATTTGTTCCTACGGCATGTCCTCACCGTTCCTGGGAATTGCATGGAAAAGAAACAAATGCTGTAAAAGACTATTTTATTAGCCAAATAAAAAAATATATGAGCAATCCAAACGAAGGCAATGGCGATTCAAATAATAACAATCAAAATAATATAAAAGGTGGAGAAACGACTATGCAATGTTTATACGAAAGACCAATTAATTCAAAAACAGGTAAACTAGAATGGAATGGAGATGCTTGGACAGTAATGTTTTGTAACGGAGTTAACACAAGACGTGTGTCTCATCCAGATGAAATGAAAGTCATTGAGGACTTATACAAGAAAAACAATGGCAAAGATATTCCTTTCTACGGACAAGATAAATGGAACAAAAACGCTCCTTGGTATAATCGCCTAGAAGCTATGTTTCCAGTTGTAAAATAAAATATAGTAAAATATTTATAGGTAGTATAAAATAAGAATACACTTATTAAGTTTCTCTTGAGTCGCCTTCCCCAAGGTGGCTCTTTTTTTGTTATTTAATTAAACTTAACAAATATGATAACCAGCTTATGATTAGGCATATTTACGTGTTTGTAAGTGAAAAAAACTTCTTAAACTTGTTTTAATACCGTTTTCCAAAGGGGTGTATGCTATATTTTTATTGCATATAATGTAGCTAAATGTTATATTATAAGTGTTAAGGAGGGGCTAGTATGAATAAAAAATATAGTATTTTTGAAATAGCTGATTGGTTTTTGAATAAAGAGTCAATGACTCCTAAAAAGTTACAAAAACTTTGTTACTATGCACAAGCGTGGAACAATGCACTTTTAGATGACAGCATAATAGATGATTCTGAATTTCAGGCTTGGGCGCATGGACCTGTTTCTCCAGAATTGTATAATAAATATAGAGAGTATAGATGGAATTCTATTCCTAAATGTACTTCACCTGCTGCAATAGATAATCAAACTGTGGATGTTCTAGAATCAGTTTGGATTACTTATGGTGATAAGTCAGCAAATGAGCTTGAAGCATTGACTCATACAGAATTACCTTGGAAACAAGCAAGATTAAGAGCTGGAGTTTCAGAAGGAGATAGTTGTAGGGAAAAAATATCTACAGAAGACATGGCTAATTATTATAAAAGTGTATATGTAGGTGACTAATAGTTGGCGAAGAAATTAACAAGAGATGTAGTTGTAGAAAATGGCTCTTTTTTAGATAGAAAATCAATGAAATTTCGATTTTGTATTCAAGAGTGTTTGGACAATAAATACTGCTTCAAAAAAATGGATAAAGGTTCTTTGAAAGAATTAGATAAATTTATAGCTGAAACAGCAGGAAAAAATTTATCAATTACAGAGGTCGATAAATTATTTTTGCGGACCAAAGGCCGAGGAAGTAATTATGAAGAAGTTGAAATTAATGGGATCAAAAGAGAAGTTTATCATTATGGCAAAGACCAAAATCCATTTAGGGTATTTGGTTATTATAATGAAGACGGGTATTTAGTGATATACAGGATTGATCCAAAACATAAGTCTCATAAATGCAAATAGTAATTTATTAATACCTCTTATTATTTAAGAGGTATTTTTTCAGGACCATTAGCTCAGTTGGTTAGAGCAAACGGCTCATAACCGTTCGGTCACAGGTTCGAGTCCTGTATGGTCCATAGTTAAACACCTACCTCTTTTTCTTGTGAGAGATAGGTGTTTTTTTGTTATGTTAATATTTTTTTGTTGAAAAATAGAACAAACGTTCGTATAATATTTCTGATAGGAGAGTGTATCAGATGGTGAGACGAACTAAAAAAGAGTTTAAACCTTACAACGATTATGTTGACCGTCCTTTTGAATTAAAGTGGCCCACAGCTTTTCCGTTGGGTGAGTTAACAGAAGCAATAAAAAATACAGACGAATACCACGCTCGAAATATCGAGCGTTTGCCACAGCAGTCCCAACAGCAAATAGAATATTTTTTAGATCGCTCTATTAAGCAAAACAAAGTGCTAGAGATTCAATTGAATTCGTTAGATGAATATGACCGAGTGAAGCCACATATTTTTGGTGTTTTTCGTGGAATGGCTGAGTTTGATGTTGTTCTAATTGGTGAACAAGAAATCGATTTTTACGACATAAGACATATTCAGATTCATAACTTCACGAAATGGAGTGAAGAGCATGTGACTGAAGAAAATCCATTCGACGAAGAACAAGAACGCTGCGAAACAATAGATGAATTCGTAGATGAATATTTTGATGATGAATGGATAGAATAATAAAACCCCAACTCTTATCTTGAGTTGGGGTTTTATTTTATACAAGTATCAAAGATTTTCGGACAAGTATTTTATCAATTACTAATTGCTTTCGTTTGTTTTGATGGCCAAAAACGGCGAGCTCAGTTCCTTTAACAGTCATTAATAATAAATTTGCTAGCTCTTGCTTTGAGACAATACAATTGACAGTCTCATTATGCGTGACTAAAGAAAACCTAACTAGCATTTTTGGGTACATGCTTAGCATTCTAATCTTTTCAACTACTCCTACATAATTAGTTTTCATTATATCGCCCTCCTGATAATACAATTATACCGAATGTACGTTCGTGTTGTCTATCGTTTTACACAACTGTAATATTTTGGGAGGAAGGGGCAAAAAAGGGGCAAAAGTTGTAAAAGGTTGTAAAAAATTATATGGTATTAAATTATAATATTATTGATTTACTAGTGTTTTTACAAGGTTATAAATAGTCGTAAAATACGCTTGAAAGACTAAGCAAGTGCCGCCATGTGTCTGATTGAATAAGGAACGTATCAAGGCTGAGAAGCCTTTTTTATTTTATCTAAAATTAAAAAGACAGGAAAGTTGGTCGCTTCCCTGTCTTTTTTTGTGGATTCAAGATAACACAGCAGCTGCTAAGGCTTGTTGAATAGCAACAATATCTTTATCTTTTCTAAATTGAAGACTTACTGAAGGTAACTCAGCACTTGAAATCCATATCTTTAGTTCTGCATCTAGGTCGAAATGTCCACTAGTTTCAACAGAAAAGCGTGAAATAGATTTGTAGGGAATCGATTTATAATCAACTTTTTTACCTGTAATTCCTTGTTTATCGACTAAAATTAAGCGTTTATCTGTAAAGACAATTAAATCTCTTACTAAAGTGAAGGCCATATCTACTTTTTCGTTAGGGATTAAAACATCCCGTAATTCTTTTTCAGCTGTTTCATTGTTATTTTGTGTTGCATTCCCTAATAATCCATCAAATAATCCCATGTTAATTCTCCAATTCTACTTTTTTGAAAAAATTCTTTTATTTAAAAGTAAACTTATATCGTGTAAAAGAATCCGCTTTCAATTTAATTATAACGTTAAAGGTCCTTCGAATGCAATTGATTTTTTAGCATAAGAAAGTGAGGCCTAAATCGCTGCAACTTAGGCCTCACTTTCTAAATTTTAAAAGAACCTACTGAATAAAAGCAGTTTCTTCTTATTTCTTGGAGCTAAAAACTTTGGTTTCAACATTTGGTAGACTATGCCCAATCGCCATTTCTAAAAACTGGAACAATCGTCCCGTCTTCCTTAATGCCGTCAATATTCATTTTGTCAGATCCTACCATAAAGTCCACATGTGTTTGGCTACGATTTAAACCAGCTTCAGCTAATTCTTCTTCGCTCATCTCCGTGCCGCCTTGTAAGTTGAAGGCATAGGCTGAACCAAAGGCTAAATGATTAGAGGCATTTTCATCAAACAATGTATTATAAAAAATCAAACCGGATTGTGAAATTGGTGAAGGGTCTGGTACTAAAGCAACTTCTCCTAAGTGTTTGGCACCTTCATCAATAGCTAAGAGATTTTTCAATGCTTCTTCGCCTTGTTCAGCTGAGAAGTCAACAACTTTTCCATCTTTAAATGTAAATTTCATTCCCGAAATGATTGTGCCAGCATAACTTAGTGGTTTTGTACTAGAAACATAACCATCAACGCGGCGACTATCTGGGGCGGTGAAAACTTCTTCTGTTGGCATATTAGCCATGAATTCTTCCCCACGAGCGTTATAACTACCAGCGCCTTCCCATAAATGGTTTTTAGGCAAACCAATCGTTAAATCTGTCCCAGGAGCTGTGTAGTGTAAAGCAGTAAATTGTTGTTCGTTTAATTCAGCCGCTTTTTCTTGTAATTTTTTATCATGGATATTCCAAGCAATGACTGGGTTTTCTTCATAAATTCGTGTTGTTTTGAAAATTTCATTCCAAAGTGCATCAACTTGTTCTTCACTTGTTGCTAATTCTGGAAAGACTTTAGCTGCCCAGCCTTCACTAGCAGCAGCTACAACAGTCCAACTTACTTTGTTGGCTTGCGTTGCTTTTCGTAGGTTGACCAATGCTTTCCCATTAGCCGCTTGGAAAGCTGCTACACGTTGTGCATCCACGCCAGCTAATGCATCAGGATTAGAAGAAACCACGCTAATTCGGCTTGCGCCTTTGGCAATCCAATCATCGGTTTGATCAATTTTATATTGAGGAACATTTTCAATACGATCAGTTGCAGCATGAGCTAAAAATTCACGTTGAATGGTTTCGTCGCTCCATTGAACAATTACTTCGGCCGCACCTAAGCGATAAGCTTCTTCCGTAATTAAGCGGGCAAGGGGCGCTTGATCAACACTGATTTGTAAAACAACCGTATGATTGTCCTGAACATTGACACCCGTTTCAGCAATTAAACGTGCATATTTCTTTAGATTTTCATTAAAATTCTCTAAGGTCAT